GTCATCAGCGGCGACGCCACGGCGCAGCAGACGCTGACCGCGACCGGCGCGCTCGCGCTGGCCGCCGCGACCATCGCGGGTGACGCGGCACAGGCCCATGCTTCGACCGGCGCCTTGGCGCTCGGCGCGGCCAGCATCGCGGGCACGGCAGCCCAGACCAACGCCTCGACCGGCGCGCTCACCTTCGGCACCGCCAGCATCGCGGGCGTCGCGGCTCTCGCCTTCGAGGCCACCGGCGCCCTCGACCTGGCCTCCGTGGTCATCGTCGGCGCGGGCGATGTCATCCAGCCCGCCACGGCGACCGGCGCCGTCCTGCTCAGCGCGGTCACCGTCTCGGGTGTCGGCGATCACGGCGGAGACGCCAGCGGCTCGCTCACGTTCGAGCCTGTCGTCATCAGCGGCACGTCCGCGCAGACGAACGCTTCGGTCGGCGCCTTGGCGTTGCAGCCCGTCGTACTCGACGGGACCGGGGCACAGGCCCACAGCGCCAGTGGCACCGTCACGACCGAGCCTATCGTCATCAGCGGTGTCGGTGCCAGCCTCGGAGACTTCGACGCCACCGGCGCGCTGACCTTCGGCTCACTCTCGGTGGACGCGACGGCCAGCCAGGGCCTGAGCTCGACCGGCGCCTTGACCGGCCAGCCGGTGACCATCACGGGTGTCGGGCTCCACTCCGAGGGACTCGTCTCTACCGGATCGATCGTGCTCTCCGCCCTGACGATGTCGGGCGCGGCGGCGCAGGGGCTCGCTTCGACCGGGTCGCTCACTACCGAGCCCGTCGAACTGGCGGGCACGGCCGAACAGACGAACGCCTCGACCGGCGCCTTGACGGGCGAACCCGTCGTCATCAGCGGCGCAGCGGCACAGAAGCACGAAGCCCAAGGCGCCGTCATCCTGACCGCGCCCACGATGGACGGGACGGGCGCGCTCGCCATCAGCGGGCAGGGGGTCGTCTCACTCCCGGCCGTGTCCATCGACGGTGTCGGTGCCGTCGTCCAAGACGCCACGGCCACGGGCATCCTCGAGCTCGCTGGCATCTCCATCAGCGGTGTCGGCGATAACGGCGCGTACGTCGAGCCCGTCGTCACCGGCGGTCGACGCCGCCGCTACCAGCAGCCCGAGCCTCCGAAGCCTCCGGCCCTCACCGCCACCGGCGACATCCGACTCGCATCCATGCGCGCAGCGGGCACGGGATGGACGAGCGACGACGACCTCATCCTCGAATACCTCCTCGGCATCAACGAGGCCGCACTCATAGGAGCGCAATGACCATGGAAACACGATTGGGCATCGACGCCTGGAGCGACGGCATCGACTTCCGCATGGAGACCGACGACGGCGGCAGGACGTTCCGCGGATACGCGGCCGTCTTCGACAGCCAGAGCGAAGACCTCGGCGGCTTCCGCGAGACCATCGCGCCCGGTGCCTTCAAGCGCAGCCTGAACCAGCGCAAGCGCGACCTCAAGGCGTTCGTGAACCACGACTGGGGCCGCCTGCTCGGCACCCGCAAGGCGGGCACGCTGGAGCTCAAGGAAGACGACTACGGCCTGCACTCGACCATCCACTTGCCAGACACGCAGGATGGCCGGGACATCGGCACGCTCACCGCTCGCGGCGACATCTTCGCCATGAGCTTCGGTTTCGTGCCGGTGGACGTCGAGCACACCGACGGCGGCAACACGCAGCGCATCCGCGAGGCTCGCCTCATGGAGGTCAGCCCGGTCACCGCCTGGCCCGCGTACAACGCGACCACGGCCGGTGTGCGGGCGCTGGCCCGTCTCGTCAACGTCGAAGAGGACGTCGCGGCCGAAGCCGTGCGCGTGCTCATGTCGTTCGAGGAGATGCTCACCGACGAGCAGCGCGAGCTGCTCACCGACGCCATCAAGGCGCACACCCCGACACCCATCACCACCCCCTTGCGCGACAAGTGGGCCGCTCGGCTCGCTGAACTCGCTTAGACCGCCCACACGCCCGGAGCGGACGCCCGGAGCCCGCGAGGCCACCACCGTCCCGCCACCACCGTCCCTCGGCTGTCGACCCACCATCGACAGGAGAGATACCCCCATGTCTTACGCCCAGTTGGCGCACGACAAGCGCAACCAGGCGATCGCGGACATGCGCGCCATCCTCGACCGTGCGGCCGATGAAGGCCGCGACCTCGAACCCGAAGAGGTCGAGGCCGTCGAGCGCGCAGAGGCTGACGCCGACCGCTACGCCAAGGAAGCCGACCGCGCGAACCGCGCCGATAAGCTCGCCGCCCTGGCGGCCGAGTTCCGCGGCGTCGTCGACCGCGTCGAGGCGTCCGTCACGCCCGAAGACCACAAGATGGAAGAGATCGACCTCATCCGTCGTGGCTTCGAGTCCGTGCGGAACGGCTCTGGCTTCGCCATCGACTACGAGCAGCACCCCGAGTTCCAGCTCACGCCGACCTTCGTGCGTGCGTTGCAGTCGGCGGGCGGCTCGGCCATCCCGACCACGTTCGTCGAGAGCGTGATCATGTACCAGCGTACGGCGACGCCGATGCTGAACTCGTCCGTCGTGACGATCCTCGAGACGCCGACCGGCAACCCCATCACCCTCCCCCGCCTGACCGCCGACCCGGCGCATGGTGGCACGGTGACGGCAGAGGCCGCTGGCATCGTCGAGCTCGACCCGACGCTGTCGACCGTGACGCTCAATGCCTTCAAGTACGGCGTCACAAATCTGTGGTCGGCAGAGCTCGACCAGGACAACGTGATCAACCTCGAGGACATCCTCGCCCGGTCCACCGGCCGTGAGCTTGGCCTCGACATCGGCACGCACCTGACCACGGGCACGGGCACCGTGCAGCCGAACGGCATCGTCAATGCCGCCACGGCTGGCGCGACCGCCAACGGCACCGCGGCGGGTACGTCGTTCGACACGTTCTTCGCCCCGGCCGACCTGCTCGACCTGTTCTACTCGCTCGCTCAGCCATACCGCGACGCCCCCGGTGCCGCGTGGATGGCCGCGACGGGTGCCGTCTCCAAGATGCGGAAGGCTCGCGCGTCCGACGGTTCGTTCCTGTGGGACATGTCCCTCGTGAACGGGCAACCGGACCGCTTCAACGGCCGACCCGTCTATGAGAACCCGGCCATGGCCGCGCCCGCGAGCGCGACCACCTCGGTCATCTTCGGCGACCTGTCGGCGTACTACGTGCGCCGCACATCTCCTCGTTTGGAGTTTTCGAGGGATTACAAGTTCAATACCGACCAATTGGCGCTTCGCAGCATCATGAGGGTGGACGGCAATCTGCCGGACGCCATCGCGATCAAGAAGCTGGTCAGCGCGAACACGTAATCGACCCGCCCGCCCGGAGCGTCATCCGGGCTACTAGATGCGAGGCCCCGGCATCCCGCCTGCCGGGGTCTCGTGCAACCTGGCGGGACAACACAAGGAGGGCGGGAACCCTTGCGTATCGCGTGGTACTCCAACAGCCCCATCACCCCCACCGGCTACGGTGTCCAGACGGGACAGGTGACGCGCCGCATGGCCGCGGACGGACACGAGGTCCACATCCTCGCCAACTACGGCCAGATCGTGGGCCGCGCCGAGTGGGAAGGCTGCGTCGTGTGGCCGCAGGGCCACTCGCAGTACAGCCTCGACGTCGTCGACGACCAGCTTGACCACATCGACCCGGATGTCACCTTCACGCTCTATGACGTGTGGGTCCTGAAGGGTGCCTTCGAGGACCGCAAGGTCGTCTCGTACACCCCGGTCGACCACTACCCGCCGACTCCCGGCGTCCTGTCGTGGGCCAAGGAACACGACACCGTCGCCATGTCGGAGTTCGGCGCGCGCGCCTTCCGCGAGATGGGCGTCGAGCCCATCGACACCATCTGGCACGGCGTCGAGCGCGACATCTTCAAGCCGGTCGAGTCACCGGCACGGACGAAGATGAAGGCCGGACCGGACGACTTCGTCGTCATCATCAACGCGGCGAACATCGGCGTCACGCCGCCGAGGAAGTCCTGGCCGTCGATGCTCGAAGCCATGGCGCGGTTCATGCGGAAGCACGACGACGTCCGCCTCTTCCTACATACCGACATCAACCGACCCGGCAATGGGCTACCGCTGCCGCCGCTGATGGCTGCGCTCGGCGTCCCGACGGACCGCGTCAGCATCGTGCCGCCGATGCTCTACCGCTGCGGGCTCGTCGGCCAGGACGAGCTGGCGCAGCTCTACAGCGCCGCCGACGTGCAACTCCTGACTACGAAGGGTGAGGGCTTCGGGGTGCCCATCATCGAAAGTATGGCGGCGGGCACACCGACCATCGTCTCCGACTTCTCCGCACCGCCAGAGCTCGTGGGCGAGACCGGCTGGAAGGTCCCGGGGCAACTCGACTGGGACCACTACCAGGGCTCGTTCTTCTTCACGCCCTACACCTCCGCCATCCTCACCGCGCTCGAAGAGGCGTATGAGGAACGCGGCACCCCGGCAGCGCAGCAGCGGCGCGAGGCGTGCATCGAGCGCGCCGCCATCTTCGACGCCGACCATCTCTACGAGACGAAGTGGCGCCCGCTGCTCGCCCGCCTCGAGGAGGAGCAGAAGCCCAGACCGGGCAAGTCCAACGCGGCGAAGCGCAGAGCGAAGAAGGGCAAGGCGGCAGCGTGATCCTCGTGACCGGCGGGACCGGCTCGTTCGGCCACGCCTTCGTCAAGCGCAACTATCACGCCGACGACATCCGCGTGCTCTCCCGTGACGAGGAGAAGCAGCGTGCGATGGCGCTGGAATACCCCGACGTGGACTTCGTCATCGGCGACGTGCGCGACCGCGACACCGTGGCCCGCGCGATGGATGGCGTGGCCCGCGTCTTCCACGCCGCCGCGCTGAAACAGGTGCCACCGCTGGAGGCGGCGCCGATGGAAGCGGTCAAGACGAACGTGGTCGGCACGGACAACGTCTGCCGCGAGGCGGACCGGACCGGCGCCTACGTCGTCACCCTCTCCACCGACAAGGCCGTCGAGCCCGTCGGCGTCATGGGCGCCTCGAAGTTCCT